CTCATGAGATTTAGAAACATAGAGTTCCGTTGGAGCAAAGTCAACAACAAATATGAACTCGTCAAGTGGTATACTCACGACTCTGGTGATAGTTGCTATGTCGTTGCTTTCTTCAATAAAAACACAGAAGGATATGATATGGAAACTGTGGGTGATCGGTTCTTTGAGGATAAAGATGCTTGGGTTGTGGGTAAGTATGGTCTGGAGTTTCTGAATGCTATCTTTCAGATTGAAAAAGATGAAGAGGAACTGAAATGACTAAAATCCCACTCAAAGCTGTCACAGTCACTTACACCCGAACTCTCACGGTTTCTCCCACAACTGAAATGTTTGAGGACTGGGAGGATTATCCAGACCAAGAAGGATTTGAGAGTTTAGTGCTTAATGAATTGTTTGATAAAATCCATTATGAGATGGGAGGACCTGCAAATCCTATGCCTTACACTAATGTAGAGCAGTTTGAAACCGTTGAGATTGACTGGGAGGATGAAGAATGATTGAAGATTTCAAAGTAAAATTGATTGGTAATTATTCTAACCAACAGCAAGCATTTAACAGTCCATCACTTTGGGCACATATTCATATTAAATTTGAAGAACTTCCTGACGGAATGTTATACTCAAAGAGTTGGTATGATATTGATGGGGAAGAAAAACCTTATCGGGCAACAACATTGGAATTATCCGTGTCTGGTGAGAATGTTATTATGACACCTTATAATAATCTTACAAATACCAAATCTTGTGAGATTGTTTTTGAGTATGTAAATAACTCTTGGATTGGTATAAATGATAATTGTATCATACCCAAGAGAAATGCTTATGTCTCCACATTTTTGAAGTTTGATGGTATTAATTACTATTCCAGAGATGCTGGATATGATATAGATTCAAATGAATTTCTCTGGGGTAAAACAAAACAAGATGGTGAATTTCACTTTATAAAACTATGATTTACGAAATAAAAAAAGAAGCAATTGATGAGTATCGTATAGATACGATTGAGGAACGACTTACTCGTATTGAAGATAAAGTTGATTTACTCATTACTCAACTCAAAATAGAGTTTTATAAGAAAAATGACTGAAATTGAAAAAGTAAAAGCAGAAATCAAAGTGCTTCAAAAGAAACTTGAACTCCTCAAAGAGATTGAGAACCATAAATCTCAACCAAGAATGAACTTTGAACTTGGTGGAAAGTTTGAGATTGTCTCTTATAATGGTGAGAATTATTATCGTTATGAATTTAATGATAAGAGTCATACTTGGTATAAGAGAAAGCATACTGTTGATGGTATGCTGATGGTTAATATTAGTGATGGTGAAACTCATCGTCTTCTTGAAGGTGTATGGTTCAACGATGTAAAGAAGGGGAAGTATGATGATGTAGTTGATGAACCTTATAGGAATGTGAGAGCATATTGGGATGAGAAAGATAATCCAAAACCGATGGATGAGGTTGTGAATAGGTTAATTAAAAAATACCAAGCACAAAAGCTTTTTAATAGATTGGTGGATGAACTTGGTTATGATTTTGATGCCTGTAATGATATTGTAGATTTGGTGGAGAGTTGGTTGCCGAAAGAACAATCAGCAGCAGGAAGTCAAAATGTAAATACTGAATTGCTTGTGGATGGATTTAATCATTGTCTTGAAAAAATTAAAGGAATGCTACGATGACTGAGAGAACCGACGACTGGCGAACAATCTTTGGAGACCTCACAGATGCTGGAGTTTATGATATGGGAGAAGTCAACCTGTATAAACTCACATCACACCTTGAGGAACTCTACCTGAAAATTGCCGAACTGGAGGCAAAGGTAAATGACTGAAAAAACAATCCAAATGAACCTCACAGAAGAGCAATTCAATATGATTTGGAATGCTCTGGTATTGAGTGAGAATGAAATGGTAGATGATGGGGATGAGAAAGTTCGTTGTGACCTTTTGAATAGAATGGAGGTTATTGTGGAAGAACTTGGACTTGAAGTATTTGGAGACCCTGATGATGACTGAAGAATACGGTCACATTCCTGATGGTTTTCTACTCAATCCAGAGGAAATAGAAGAACTCCGCAAACAAAAATACGAAATTACTGAATACGCAAAAGAGAAACTGAGGAAACTTATAGAAAAACAGGAGGCACAAAATGATTAACCTACTCAACAAATTACTTGCCCGATTTGGGTTTCAGTTAGTATCCATCAAACCCGATATGAGTTTGGTAGAAGCAACTGTGAAGTTTATGAACAATCATCCAAAACAATTTACGGGTAGTCTTGATTGTGACGACTATATTGGAGACATCAACTATGTAAAAGAAAAAGTAGAAGGTGAGTTTCCACAAGTCTCTGGGAAAACTTATTACGAACATCAAGTTCTTGGAAAAGATAGAACCTTTTTCAATTTTGATGGAGAAAAATACACCGCACAAGAACTTGCGGAGAAACTGAATGACTGAAACCGACATCTCAAAAGTTCTCATAGAAGGAGAATACGCAACCATTATGGGTGTGAAGTATAAGAGAGTGGAAGAACCAACGAAATTAGAACTTTTCCTTGATGGATTTCGTAATGTTCTGTATATCTTGGATTGTTATGATGATGGTGATGTATGGGGATATGATGAGTTTTGGGAAAGTTTGAATATTGGTTGGATGCAAGAATACATTTATCCTTATGATGACCCTTACAATCTCACTATCAGTCCAGAACGTAAGTTGAGATTGTCTCAAAAACCTGAAACAATTGTACTACCAAAAGAAGATTTTGATACACTTGTAGAAAGGTTGAATGAACCACCAGACCCAGAAGTACAGAAGAGATTTCGTGAAATACTAAACAAAAAAGCACCTTGGGATGTAGAAGAATGAAATGAAGACTCTGTGCCAGATGATGAAGTGGCACACAAACCCCCCAAATGCCTTGACAGTATGCTATGATTACTTTGTAATCAGTAAAACACATGGGAACTCGCAGTTTCATTACAATCAAACACAAAGACAATACTTATTCTGGTGTATATTGTCACTGGGATGGTAGTGTTGAGCACAATGGTAAGATTCTCAAAGAAGATTATCAAGCACGCAGTAAGGTTGTTGATCTTATTGATGGTGGTGATATGTCATCTCTAAAGACAAATACTACTTGGGAATCTACTTTCAAGCAAGATGCTTATACTAATACTCGTGAAGAACAACCTCTTTACTATTATGAAAGGGGAGACACTGATAAAGATTCAATCTATCCTAAACACTTCAAAAATCATCAGCAAATGTATAAGTATGCTAAAAATTGTGGATGTGAGTACATCTACACATTTGATGATACTGTAGGTGAAGATCAACCTTGGTGGTCTTTTTGTGGAGTAAATTGATGCAAACTAAAGTGAAACGTAAAATGGTAAATGTTCAACCTATTTCCAATAAAGCAAAGAATAGGTTTGCAAATATAATGGATAAACTACATGGTTGTCATGTAGAACAAGAGACAGATACCAAATTGTTTCTTGCATCTATCAACAAACAATACTTCTTTTGGATAGATAAGATTAACGATCCAAATTGGAAACTAATCTAATGAGTAAAAAACTAAATTGGTGGGAGTATTGGATTGGTCACTGTTGGATGACAGGATGGCAAAACATTCGTGGGTCATTTAGAATCTGGAGTGACCTAATGACAGGAAACTATAAAGATTATGCCCTGATGTGGTATGATGAACCCTATGAAGAATGTTATAGTTGGTTCTGGCAATATCTTGGTGATGATGATACTTTACCCAAAGAGTTTCTTGAACATTTGATGCAGATGGCAGAAGATGTGAGAACAGGTAAAGAAAAAGTGATTCCATTAGATGAAGATTTCTTTGATAGATTGAAAGACCTTACTGATGGTATTGAAGTGAACTTAAATGAGGAATTAAAGGACAATGGATGAAGATTTTGTACGTTTGAACCTTGATGAGTTGGATGCACTGAAGACTGCCCTACAGTTGCTGTCAAAGAAAGAGCAGAAGATTATGGAAGGTAGTGGTAAAGTATCCCTCAGTGCCCTGTATAACAAACTGCAAAGCACTGTAGAGGACATCGAGAGGACACTTGTACAAGTGGCACAGTAAATCCCCACAGTGCCCTTTTGTGTGCTATCATACTTGTATGAATGAATCACAGATGACTTACTCCTTCACTACTTCTAATCTTTCCAAGATTAAACCTAAACTTCGCACAAGTGGCAGGGTTTCTGGTAACTTTGGTAAGAACAAAGTAAAAGCAGGTTCTCCTATTTCTGGTCTTGGAGTTACTAATGCAAAAGTAGTCAAAGTTACAACTCAAGATGAGTATTTGAACAAAATGTATTATGTTCTGGATAATGCTGCTGACAGGCAGATTCAACAGTTTGCTTACAATGAAATTCGTAAAATTTTGATTCAAAGAGGTATGTGGAATTTCTAATTTTTTGAATTTCTTTTATTTCTTTGTTGTTGACTTCTTGTTGCCCATCTAACATTTCCTGGTTCATAATGACCATTGTTGTCTATTCTGTCTAATGAATAATCTGATGATGGTCTTTCTCCCAAATTATTGATAATGTATTCTTTGAATGATTCATAGGTATCCCATTTTTCATGTAATTTAATACCTCTTCCACCATAATCTTTGTAATTTATTTTATTAGGATTATTGCATCTTTGATTTATTTGATGATAACAGTCATACAAATAACTTTTCCAATCTCCATGTTTTGTATTTTTACTTTTCCTTGACTGATTGGCACAATCATTACATTTATTTTGCTTTCTTAAACAATCTCTTCTAATAATAAATTGATTTCCACAATCACAAATTACATTGTCATAGTATTTGTTTCCAATTCTATGACTAAAATCTAAAACTTTTAACATTTAACACAACAGGTAACTGTTTTATTTATCAAAGAGGACAGTGGGTATAAAGTTATCTTGTGACACTTGTGCAACTGTCCACTATGCCTTGACTTTTGACCTTAAATCTGTTATCATTACAAAGTAATCTAAAAACAAATGCCTACTACTTACAATTTCACTGGTGATGCTATTACCTTCCTTGGTCTGGTTGGTGTCATTAGCACTTCCATTATTGTTATTACTGTCTTTCGTCGTTATTTCAATAGTCCCTACATCAAATGAAAAGCATCCAAGAGTACGAAAAAGACCTCAAAGAAGCAAAGAAGAGGTATGATAAACTGACTAAACAGATTAGGAATTGTAAGTCTGAATATCAGTATGAAATCATGTGTGAAGACCTTGAAGATTGTAGGCAAGATGTATTTGAACTGCAACTTATCATCAAAGACTTACGACAACAGAAAAAACTTGCTGAAATTGATGTATAGCATGTGACACTTGTAAAACTGGCACTGTAAATGAGCACAGTGCCAGTTTTTATGCTATCATGTATTCATGACAAACAAACAAATGAACTTTCAAGATTATTCTGTTAGCAAACCCAGTAATGAATGGTTTGAGGATAGTTGTAGAGTGTGGGCAGAATATTATAGTTTCTTGCTTGGACTTAGCATCTGGGATGATGCAGAAAAAGCATGGTTTGAGGATCAATTTAATTTCAACAAAATCTACGATGTCTAATAAAGTTTGGAAAGGTGTCTGCCTGTGCGTTATCCTGCTTGTGGGAGATCCTTTCATTAACTTGCCACAGGTTAATGCTATGCCTGTGACACAAGTTGAAGTGGCACATAACACTCCCAAAACCTAAGTTTATGTGCTATGATGATTACATCAACAGTTGAGGAAACATGATTGACACTTGTAGATTGCATGATGATTTAGAGGGTTTTGCATCCTATTTGGGTGTTGATTATGATGATTATTATCAACTCATTTATCATCTTCCTGATGAGGATGAGTCTGATTTAGAAGTAGAACTCACTGCTTGATTTATAGGAATGTGTTTGCCTTAAAGTTACACAACTTTGTTCACTTACCACTTTCTTTATTATGTCTATCAATCTGATGTCTCTTGCTGCTGATCTTGCTGATACCAATTTCGCTGCTTCTCAACTCATTATGAGTCTGCAAAGTGCACAAAATGGTGCTGAACTTGTTGAAGCACTTGATGCTTATGACAGCACAGTTATTGATAGTGTGACTGAACCTGTTGCTGCTTGATAATAAATAGGGGCACAATGCCCCTTTCCTTTTCTATACACTTCTAAGACAATGACTCCCAACTGGATACACAATTCAGGCAAGAAAAAGAATCCCAGAGGTGTGTCCAAAGGGAAGATTAAAGCACGTAAACAAGTATTGCAATCAATAAAGGCAAAGTATAAAGTATCATGATCCACAAGCATACTCTACAAACAGCAGCAGCATTTGATAGAATTGATGATGCTTTGCTTGGTAAAACTGATGATAGTTTGAGTGAACTAATTGAAGATCTTGAGCATTTATTGTATAGGGCAAAAGAGATTTATAACACAGCAGCAGCATTTAGTGATGGATCTGATTATGAAATAGTGACACAATGTGACCTTCCTAAAGTATAGTGATGTGCCAGTTGTGGAACTGGTCGCTATAATCCCCAAAACTCCTGAAACTGTGCTATCATACACAGTATGAACAAACAAACCACTCTCATGACTGAAAAAGTTATTGATAAGATTGAAGAAATGTGTCAAGTTCTTCGTACTAACTACCAGTCTTATTCTATTGCAAGGCACAGAGATTACATTGCCAAAGGTGATAGTGTAGAATGGCATCAACAGCAGATTGATAAACTCTGTGAAGGTGAAGGTGTTGATGAATACACTTACACCAAAGGCAGAAAGTATGCCAAGATTATTCATGTTACCAATGACAGTAAGCAACGCAGTGCTCATGCATTTGTGAACCTGAATACTGGTGATGTATACAAATCTGCAACTTGGTCTGCACCTGCATTGAATGGTGTAAGGTATAATCTTCTTGATGACAAATCTCGTGAAGAGATGTATCAACGTGCTGATTGGGCAGGTTCTTATTTGTATAAATGAATTATCTTTGTTTGGTTGATGGTGTTGTTGAGTATGGCAGCACCAGTTTGAGTGACTTTGTTCACTATCAGTTGGTGTATGCTGAAGAACACAAGTATGCTAATGTAGAGTATCTTACTCTCACTGATAAAGAGTATGCTAACCTGTTTCCTGTTGAAGAAGAATGAAATCTGCACTGTTTTGTATCACTTGCCTTGCAATCTTGAACATTGTTAATGCTTTTGCTGACCAACAAATGAAACATGATACACAAAAAATGATTCACCAAAGTTCTACAATGTGACAGTTGTAGAACTGGTCGCTATTTTTACCAAAACCCCTGAAAACGTGCTACCATACATGTATGATAAATCAAAACGACATGAAAGTGTTTAAGATTGTTGATGTTTGGTCTAATCGAACTCACACAGTTAATGCACAGAATCAAGAAATTGCAATTAGGAAAGTTGCAGATCAAGTTAATCACTTTGGTCTGCTAGTTGTGAGCATGAATCTACTCTGAGTGACACTTGTAGAACTGTCCACTTATGCTTGACTTTTTGGTGAATCTATGGTATCATACATGTATGAAAGATAAGTTTATGACTGATTCCACTCTTGATCTCTTCTGTGATCATGCAGATACACAAATGGCAGAAGAGTATGCTATGGAACTTGAAGCAAAAGCAGCAGAACTAGAAATAACTGTTGACTATTATATTGCTGAGTTCCTTTGATTATTAACAACAACATTATGCAAACCCAAACTAAGTTTAATCACCTCAATCTGCCTATTCTTGCAGATATTCCCACTGAAACTGTGGATGGTTCACGTCGTTATGTTGTGAATGGTAAACTGTTGCCTTCTGTCACTACAGTTACTTCCTATCAGAATCGCAAATCTATTGCAGAGTGGAGGGAACGTGTAGGTGTTGATGTAGCAAATCAAATTAGTCAATTTGCATCAAACAATGGCACTAAGTTCCACAAAATTGTGGAAGATTATGTCAACAATCTTGATGTAGATTATGATACTGAGAAGTATGAAGTTGCACTGAAATTGTTCAATCAATTCAAGGCACTTCTTGATGATGTGAATAACATTCACTATCAGGAATGTGCCCTGTATTCTGAACAACTTGGAATTGCAGGTCGTGTAGATTGTATTGCAGAATACAATGGTAAACTGTCTGTAATTGACTTCAAGAGTTCTTCTAAACCAAAGTATGAAAATCAGATTCAAAACTATTTTGTTCAGGAGACTGGTTATGCTATGATGTATGAGGAAATGACTGGTCAAAAAGTAGAACAAATTGTGACCTTGATTTCTTGTCATTCAGGTGAAACGCAAGTTTTTATTAAGAACCCTGATGATTATGTTGATACTCTCAAGCAATACATTCAGGAATACAATAACAAAGGTAACTGAGTTATGATTTATGAAGTGGAAGTTCGTCCAGGTCCTAACACTGAGTTCTTTCAATACTACACAGAAACTGTAGAGGCACCTACCTCACATGATGCTGTTGCAAGAGTTCAACGTGCAAATCCTGGTTGTGTTGTGAGAACAACTAACTCATGGAGTGAGTATAGTGATAATGAATCTGAATCTAGTTCATCATCAGAAATTAGTGGAGGTTTAGTACTCATTGGTCTTGTAGTGATGTTGTTAATCTATGCCTGGAAGTGGATTCTACTTATTGGTGCAATTTCATTGGTAATTTGGTTCATCATTCAATTTGTAAATGATAACTAAATAACTTTTTTGCTAGTGTAGCACAGTG